CAGGTGTTACTCCATCATAACTAGGTAGTACGGCTGCAGTATTTGTTGCTATTAATGCAGGTGTTGTTACTTGAAATCTTTTTGTAAATGGATTTATTGCTGTTGGTATATGATGAAACCCATTAAGCGAATCAAGAGTAGCAGAACTTGTATTTGTATAATCTTTAGCATAATTACTAAAGAAATTAACCATTTTAAATGAACTAACAGGGTATAATCCATTTGCACTATATTGAACTATTGCGCCATTATTCAAATCATACCAAAATACATTACCTAAGTATTCTATTACTGTTTCAGGATGAGTTGTACCATACATTCCTTTTAGCACATTCATTGTTCCTATTACGGCAGAATCTTGTGCCAAGAATGCATTTTTTGAAGAACCAATTACCTGAACTTCACCTAAGTAACATGATACAGTTTGGAATGCATCAATAGATAGCATTATTACCCCCTGTTCCTCTGTTTTAGAAGCTAATTGTAACTTTTGTATATTACCTGTACCTAGTGGAACAGTCTTGAAATTTAGGGCTTCAAATGTGCTAAGTCCGTTATTACTTGTACCGGGGGTAAATACATTAGAGTACCTTATTTCATGGTTATTTTGAGTTTGCCCCAATAAAGTAACAAAATTTATAAAACCACCATCTGTAAACCAATTTTGATAAAATAAGTCACTTGGCGACATTGCCTCTACCCAATAATAAGTGCCTATATAAAGTCTTTGAAATGCAAAAATATCTCCTATTAAACTTCCTGTAAGGGTAGAATACTGTCTATTTGAAAGAGTTGGGTTTGTTACAGGATAAATATTACCTACTTCATAATAAGGTTCATTTTCACTTCTTGTATAAGGAGTATAAATTTCATAAGTAAAGTAAGTACCTGATAAACTAGCATTATCAATATTAAATTGATTTGTTAAACTAACCAAAATATAAATTCCATCAGTTCCAACTACAGGTACTTCATATCTTTTACCTCCTGTTGAACGAAGTAATACACACATATCTCCTTCGTTGTATACATAACCTAAACCTGAATTTATTAATGGTGTTGTATCAATAGCTAAATAAATTGCACCTGTTGCAAATGTTGGACTATAATTATAAGTAACTACGCCTGCCGTAATTACTTTAGTAGCATATTTATTGTCATTACTTAAAGAATCTATAAAGTATCTTGTCTTTAAATTTTTTGTTCTAACTATTGAATAATAATATGCCCAAATAGGTATTTCTAATGATGGGTTTGCATTGCTTAATTGCCAATTAACTGTATATGTTTGTGTCAAACCTCCATTATCACATGAAATACTATTATTTGTAGCAGTAGAAATAGCTAACATTTGAATGTCATTTTTAAAATATGACAATTGAATTGACATTACATCTGCAGGGTGTAAACAAAGTTGATTATAAAATGTATCAGCAAATGTATATTGTAACAAAGTTGATGAACCTTGACAACTTGTATAATTTACATATACTATACCATCTTTACCGTTTGTATTTCCTGTTGCATCATTTATATCTGCTTGTTGAATAGTTACATCCCAAAAAGTACAATCTGATGCAGCAGGATATGTTTTTTTATCTGTTGTAAATAAACCATCATTTAATGTAGTTACTCCACATTTTCTCCTTGCTTTGTCATAAAATACAATACCTACTTGATAAGATGATTCAGCTTTAAAAAATCTATGATAAGTACTAGAGTTTGCTAGTATTTGTGATACAGACAAAGAAGTTTTTGTAGGTGTATCATAACCCGATAAGTTATTACCTAAAAATAACCTATTAACTGCTGTTTCTGCCGTTTTTGATAATAATGGAACTGAATCGTATGGTTTTACAGTATCTGCTGCATCAATTGTTTCACCAATTAAATCCCCATAATAATCAAATGTAAGTTTATTTGTTCCTGCGTTATGTGCAATAAAAGGTGCTTCACTTATAAGTTTGTCAAATGTTTTTACAACACTAGCAACACCTGTATCTTGATTTTTAGCAATTAACCTAATAATTCTAGCTGTTTGTGGTATTTTTTCTGCTAATGGCAAATCGCATTGAATATAATTATAATTTTCTGCAGTAACTGTTCCTGAAACTATATAAACTAAATTAAGCATTGATGCACGACTATATTCTCCTAATACAGATATTTCCCCATCAAAGTAAATATACTGCCAAGAAAATTGCCAAGAATGCTTGCTTATAAAGTTATTGGCATAAGTTGATTTATATTTTTTTTCTATTACAGGTGCATATGTAGGAGGTCTGCGAATTACAGTTATCTCATATGAATCTTGTAATGTAGTGTAAGCCCTTGCTTTTGTAACGTAAGAAGGTTGATTTAGTTTTATACCTGAGTCAATATTAATTTTCTTAGGTTCATTTTTATTATCTGTCCAATAAAGTAATCCTTGGTCAACCTTACAGTTTCTATCTATTCTAAAATCTTTATCAAAACCTAATCCTGAATTGTAAGTATCTATTATTTGAGTATCATACAATACCGCATAGATTTGCTTGTCTCTAAAATCATAACAATAAATTCCGTGGTCGTTTGAGGTATTATAAATAAACCATATTAGTCTTTGCCCTTCAATATCTATGCAACTACCAATACATTTATTTGTTCCATAAGGAGGATATTTATTATTAGTAAGGGCAGTTGTTCCGGGGATGTTTTCTATTCTTAATGACTTACCATATTCACTAAAACCAATTCTGCCATTCATTAAATTCAAATAATCGCCTTCAGCTAATAACTCTAAGTTATCGTCTGAGTTCATCCCTGCTAACCTTACCTGTTTTTGAGTTACCATTTGTTCTTATATTAATTTTTAGGAGAAGCAATAGAGGTACGTTGAATAATTCGTTTAAGTGTAGGTAATGTAAGGTCTGATTTTCTAGCCCTCATTATTTGTCTTTGTTGAATGTATTCTTGTTTTGCTCTAGCCCTTTCACCTTCATTATAAGTTCTATTATTTTCTTTATGCATCCAATTGCAATATGTTTGAATAGTCATTTGTGCATACGGGTCAATCATTGTTGCACTTCCACTATCACTACCATCTGACATATATTGTAAATAAATATAATCAAATCCACCCATTTTTTCATTAAGTTGTATTTGATTTCTTTCTTTTACTACTATAAATGTATCTGCATATCCACTTCTAGAACCATATGAACGACCTAAATTTTCACCATAAGCATTATATCTTACCGTATACCATTGTGAATAAGGGAATGCCCCATAATAAAGCAAACTTTGATTTTGAGTATCTGTTTGGTTATCAGAAGTCCATTTAACTTGTTCTAAGTCTGTATTATAATTATTTAATACATTTAATCTTCTACTTTCTACTAAAGGTCTAATACCTTGATTTGACATAACACCTACCATTACATAATCTTGATAATCATTAGGCAATTCAATTGCATTAAACGCATCTATGGGAAGTAATTTTGTATTAAATATTTTTAAATCATCCATTGTAAGTTCTTGCAAGCATTCTCTTGCATATATTAAAAACTGAACGTATTGATGTAAAGGGTAACCTTTTTTCATCAATGCTGTTCTTACTATTGAATCTAACGATGTAGCTGTCATTTTATTATTTTTGTAAATTTACAGGATAGTTGCTAACAGTTGCAGGTTCAGGTTGAATTGGCGCAAACATCTTATATAAATCATCTAATAATTGTTGTTCCATATCAGATGGTAATGGCAATATATCGGTTTCACTATATTTAGACATATCAAATACCATTAAGTCCATATTTACTGTATCCATTTTCAATAAAGTAATGTCTTGCGAAAATGTTACATTTCTGCCTGCTATTTCATAGCATATTTGTCCTAATAAAGTATTTGCTAAAAACTCTTGTCCTAAAAGATTTATTTGTCCTTTTTGAAGAGGAATAAAACTATAACCATTACCATCATTAATATCATAAACACCCATATTTCTAGGTAATGATATTGGCATAACAGGCAAAGTACAAATAGACTTATTACCTGCTGCGGTAACTGCTATACTTGTGTAAGTTGCTAATGATGCGCCTTCAGGAATTGTTTCACCCGTTGGAAGTGTTTCTTGAAAGTGCTTTAACTTAAACTTTGAATTAATCCATTGTTCTATTGCTTTCCAAACATCTTGCTTTTGAACAGCCATAGATACTTCAGGAAAACTGCCATCTAATTTAAATAACAGTTGGTCGGATAATAATCTCTTAGTTATATTTGGCATTATACTGTTTGTTGAGTTTGTGATTCTGCAAATGCTACGATACTTTGTTCATCCATGTTTACACCTAAGAACTTTAATGCCCTAGCCATAATATTATTAATATAAGCATCTAAAAATTCTATTTGTTGGCTTCCTGTTGGATTTGTTATAGCATTATATTGTGTTGGATTATATACTAATGTTCTACTGCCCGGTGCTTGCGGAACATACCCTAAAATTGGTACTGCAGGTCTGCGCATATAAGTATAAAATCCTATTTGTGTTACTTGTGGATATATTTGAAAACCATTAGGTGTATCTAAAGCAACAGGACTATTTATATTAACGGGTCTTAATTGATTTGTAAGCGCATCAGGTAATTCGTCTTCGCTTATAAATCTTAATGGGCAAATTGTACTTCCTGAAACTGTAAAAACACCACCTAATAAATGTTGATAATCATTAGGTTGTGTAACTATACCATTAGATGCAGATGTAAATTGCAATCTAACTTTAAATGGAGAAAGGCTATCGTGTACCTGTTGGTTAATACCATAAATTTTAAAATACCCTTCATATAATTCCATTTGCGCACTATCTAGGGCAGTAGATGCTTCTTCAGGAGAGATAAAAGCACCTCTTTCCTTCCTAACCATATAATTTAAAAAATTATAAATAGTATTTATATTCCATCCCATATCTTAGATTTTACCTATTTGTTTGTCGAAAAATAGTATTTCTTTGTTTTCTTTAGCTATTTCATATTTAGATAACAAATCACCATAATCACCAACTGATTTTCTTTGAATTTCAATAAATTGCAATAAGAATTGCCCAACAATACAATCATCTTCTTCTGCCATGTCATAAAACTCTTTGTAGTGTTCTAACAAATCATATTCGGTTTCATAGGCAATATCTAATGCATCACCAATACAAGTAACCTTATCTGCACAAGCATCAACCTTTGGCATACTTGCTACATCCCCCATATCATTGATAAATTCAACAATAATTTGATAATGCTTTAATTCATCAGCACTTTCATTTAAGAAAAATGCTTGAGTACCAAATAGTCCTAATCTTTGAAGTTGATTAGCTAAATGCTTATACAAATTTGATGCGTATAATTCGCTTTCTATTGATTTTTGCAACCACTTTTTCATGTTTGCATTTAATAATAATTTTACTGCCATAATATTAATTTTTAATTCCAAGTACCTAGAACTCTATCTTCTCTAAGTAAAAAGTATTGTTTATTATTGAATTCATATTTTTCTACAAATCTTGGGTCAAACCCTACCGTATCTCCTTGCTTAATCCCCATTCTTTCGCCACCTGAATAAACCATAGCCCTATCTGAAAGCCTTGCCTGAACTGAAGTATCAGGTATTTTAATACCCATTGCAGTCAATGTTTCTTTAGGAACATCTATGTCTATGGGAGTTAAAATTACTCTGTCTCCAAGTGAAACAAGTTTACCATCCACTATCTTAGCAAATAAAAATTGGTTGTCACATCTCCAATAGTGTTCAGAATTATAATCTATTAAATTTTCAAACTTAAATCTTTGTACACTACCAAATTTATACTGAGACTTCCATCTTTCCATTTCTGATTCTGTTCCCTCAAAGCCATGAACAAAGTTTCCATTTTCATCGATGTAAGAACAAACCCATTTTTTGGTTATAATTCCCGGTACTGCTATAATATTAATCCTAGCACCCCTGCCATCAATAAACTGCTGCATATAATTGCTTTCAATTGATGGATTAAACATATCTACATCAGTATCAAAACTTCTGTCATTTACAATAAAATAAGAAAAACAAACCTCGTCTCCTTTTTTTATTTCACCCAAGTATGGGCTATTTTTTGGTAATGACTCTATAACACCTTGTACGGTTACATTCCATTCGATGTTAAAGTTTCCTGCAAGTTCTAGTTTAAATCCGCTTTCGGTTTCAATCACAGTTTTAACAGGTTCTTTTAGTTTTAAAAGAACACTATTTACTGCTTTTATATTGGTATTAGTCATATTAACCACGAATTTATTAAATATTTCGGACAATTAACAAAATAAAAAAGCAGCCTGTTAGGGCTGCAATTTAGTAAGTAACTTGTTACGGGGGGAAATTACTTACTTCCAACTAATACATTTTTTGCAAATTGTGCTTGTTTTTGGGCTTTATCGCCATATGAACCTGCTAATGCTGCTTGAATTTTTTCTTTAGGTATTTTTTTGTCTGCGGCAACTCCAAGTGACTCATGTAAGCCACCTTTATGAAATTTTATTGAAGGTTTTCCTTGTTGCGGAGGTAAAGTTTCCATTGCCATAACTAAAAATTTATACCCAATATTAAGAAAATTATCTTAAACTAAGAAATAATTCCATCAACCATCTCTACAAGCATCAACTTCATATCTACTCCATCTTGAGTAATAATGTTACCAATGTTAGCAGGGAATAAAATTTTATCTCCTACTTCTACCTTAGTAACTTCATCACTTTTGTACCTTACAATTCCTTTTGCATATATTTTAGCAACTGTATCAGGGATAATTAATCCGCTTTCAGTTTGCTTTTCTAATGGCAATTCTTCAACTAAAATTCTTTGTCCTAAAGGTTTAAACGAACTCATATTGTGTGTTTTTGGGTGATAAAGATATGATTTTTTATTATATTCTTATTTTTTCCAATTTTCAGGTATTTCAGTATCCCATCCTTTTCCATTCATAGGGTTATCATAAATTCTAATATCATCAGAATAATAATGGTTAATTCTTCCACCTTTTATACGGACTATCCAAACACTATTTGTATTTAACCCATAGTCAACTAATAAATAAGCTTCTCCTTCACCATGTGGTGTATGAACTGCTAATGGGGTTTTAAATTCGTGTATCATATTAAAATAATGAAATTTGTTGTTTGTATGGATTTAGTCTTTGTTCTGCTATTTTACAATATTCAATACTCATTTCGCTTCCAATATAATTTCTATTAGTTCGTAAAGAAATTTCTGCAGTACTACCTGTTCCCATAAATGGGTCGTAAACTATGCCACCAATAGGACAACCTGCTAATATTGGTTTCTCTAATAATTTATCATTGTATGCAGCATAATGTTCATTTGAAGATGGTTTTGTTGGTATATCCCAAAAATCAGATACAGAACCAGGATTTTTGCCTTTTTTATTTTCAAAAATACCACTAGGAGTACCAATTTTATCTCTATCTGCATCTAATTTATTGCCACTAAATTCATATTTATATCTTTCTAAAGAAGCAGCATTATGTTTATCTCTTATAGCATCTAAATCAAAAAAATACTTTTCAGATTTAACTATTAAAAAGAAATACTCGTGTTTCTTGCTAAATCTATCTTTTGTACTTTCGGGCATCCCATTACGTTTTGCCCAAATTATATCGTTTCTTATTATCCAACCTCTATCTATACAACCAATAGCAAAACGGTGTGGTATAAGCAAAAGACACTTATTTAAAGGTTTTTTAATTCCACTTTCAAATTTTGTTCCTTTTATACTTGCTTTTTCTTCTGTATGTTTACTTGTATTCCCCCCTTGTCCACTAATACCACCACCATAAGTATCTCCCAAGTTAATCCAAACCGTACCATCGTTTTTCAACACTCGCCAAATTTCATCCATCATTTCCCAAAGGTGTTCAAGATATTCTTGAAATGTTGGTTCTAATCCCCATTGTCCATCGTAGCCATAATCTCTTAATTGCCAATAAGGTGGTGATGTAATAACGCAATCTAAATAATTATTAGGCATACGTTTAAGTGTATCTAAGCAAGGTTCTTGATATATTTTATTTAATTCCATAAAAACATTTTTTGTTTATCCTAAAAAGGCAATCCAAGATTATCATCATCAGAAATATTTTTTTCTACTTGCTGAGTTTTATTGCTTGATAAAAGCTGCAAAGAAGCTACTGTAAGGTGTAACTGTGGTATTGCAACTCCTTCTTTGTTAGTGTATATTTTACTTTCAGGCTTTCCTTCAATATACACTAAACAACCCTTTGTAAGGTAAGGAATCAAACCTGTTTTATCAGTCCAATAACTAATAGATACCCATGTTGTTTTTTCTTTTGGATTGTTTTGGGCATCTTTCCATTTTTCTGAAACAGCTACGTTAGCATTAATTACTTTTTTGCCATTAACATCGTTAACGATAGCATCATTTCCTAGATTTCCGATTAATTGTAGTTTTAAGAAACTCATTTTGTTTTGTTTTTATTTGTTATTTAAATTTAAAGTACTAAGTCTTTCGTTTTCTATTTTTAATTGTATCAATTCTTTTTGCATCTCTAATTCTTCTTTTACCAATTTTTGGTAAAGTTCAATTAAGTCTTTACTCAAATGATAATCAAATTGCTTCATGTGTAGCATAAACTTTTCTAGTGATGTCATTAGAATGGTGTTTCATCGGTTAATTCTTGCTGTTGTGGATTTTGCAATATGCCATTATTTTCTTGAAATAATATTCTTTTTGCTCTTTCAGGGTCGCAATAAGTATGGTCAAACATATCTGAATACCTTTTTGTACTCCAATTTAACTTGATATCAAACTGCCCTAATTTACCACCTGTTCTTCTTCTTTTTAATTTTTGAATATAAACCTGAACATTAGGGTCGTTTTTATCTAAATGAAAATTAGGTCGGTAATATGAAATTATTTGGTCAGATTTATTGCCTGTCATAGCACCACCTGCAATATCGTACATATCTACGACAGGTAATGATTTATCATTATTATAATTTGGATTTTTAGGGTGCATAACAATATTGTACGAAACAGCATTAAGTAACGCAAATCTTTTTATATCCTTCAGCACATTTCCAATATATTGGTCATCCCTTTCGTAAGGTTTTTGTGTTTTATCCAATTGATTAAATGGGTCAATCATTACTCCATCGCAACCCTTTTTTAATATTAAATATCTAAATTTTTCATGTATAGATTCAATATCATGTTCGTTTTCAGGATACACATAAAAAATATGGTCATTAACAAATCCACAGGCTTCTACATATTCTTTTTCATCCATTTTATCTAACCATTTTCCTGCATACATTTCAACCAAATCATCATAAAAATCATTTGCAGGATAATTTTCAGGACTAAAAATAGCCCATTTCCAACCATCATAAATACTTTTGGTAAGCATCATTTGTAACCAAAATGTAGTTTTACCATGATTTCCATATCCAATAACTACGTTAATGTCACCTTTCTTCCATCTAAAATATTCATCAAAATCACCAAATCTTGTTGTTGGAGATAATTTAACACCATTTCTAAAATTCTCTAACATAGTAGGAAATATATCGCCTAAATATGTAATCCCATCTACAGGTAGCGCATCAGACTCATTTACAAGCGAAATAAGGGCATCTTTTCCAAAGACAAGTAAAACCTCATTTAAATCCTTACAAGCCCGTTTTGAGCCATCTATGTTCGAAATAACGGCATCTGAAGGATAATGTAGTATCCTGCACTTCTCAACTCCTAATCTTCTTACCAATTCATCCCTTAAAGAAATACCTGCTTCATCACCATCTGTTGCTATTACAAATTCATCAATAGAACTTAACCAATCAGAACAATTATCAAGGTATTCTAACTTCTGACTTCCCATACTTGCGCCATTTGGAACTGATAATACTGCCCATCTACCCAAATCATGTTCAACCACAACTCCATCTTTGTCTGCTACTGTTTCATAATTCTTACCAAATCCTGCTTCATAAGCTGCTAAGGCATCCCATTCTCCTTCCGTAATTATTGCACAATGTTTTCCATCTAATGTTTGCATACCAAAAAAAGTCATTTCAGCATCTTTACATAATCTGAAATTTTTTGCGCCATCCCTAAACTTTGCATTAATTAATTCACCACTACGAATATATGGAAATACAATACATCTTTCTTTCTTCTGAGTCTGTGGCATCCATTCTTCTTTTGCATGAATCATAAATCGTTTTAAAGTCTCTTCAGATATTCCTCTTGCTTTTGAATATGCTACAACTTTTTCGTTTAGACTTATGCTTTTTAGCATTGATTGGTCAGGCTTCTCAAACTTCTTCTTCATTTCTTTTTGCTGAAATTGCTTGACACTACCCTTCCAACTACAGTGATGGCAATTATAAGTTCCTTCTGTAATATTTACCGACAATGAAGTATCTTTTTTATTTCTTCTACTTTCAGAACATTGTGGGCAAGTAGTTTTCTCTTGTCCACTTCTTCTCCTTAATTTAATTCCTAAATCACTTAATTGGTCGTAGTACATATTTTAATTTTAATTTATAAGTCCTTTAGTAATATCGCTTGGTTTGATTCTACCATCTTCAAATAATGCCTTTTGGTCTTTTCCTAGTTCTTGAAAACTTCCATCTTCAAAATAAACCCTATCATTTTCAAAATTAATTCCCTTTTTTATATTGTTATATCCTGTTATATCCTTTCCTCTGTTAAAGCCCCCTGAAGCCCCCCTATTTTTTTCTTTTTTAATAGCAGCACCTTCTTTACCTTTATCAGAGAAAAACTTACGTTCTTCTTTATGCTTTAAAAGCCTGTTACTAAAGTAGTTACCATCTTTTTCGTGTAATAATTCAACCCTAATACAACATTGAATTATTTCAATTAATCTAGTTTTAGCCACCCTAAAGCCATGCGAAAGCCCCCCTAGTAATGATGCTTTAATACATCCATTCTCATTTTCAGCCATAGTTTCTATAATCATCCAATAAATACCGTATGATTCAGCACCATATTCTGACATTAATTCTAATATTTTTTCATCGTTTCTAGCATTATAATCATGCCGAAACCAAAAACTATCTTTAGCCATTATTTTAAGTTAATTTTTCAAAATAAAATATAATAGGAATATCTAATTCTTTAATTAATCCAAATCTCTTAGCAATATTATATTCCGTTGAATAATCATTAAGTCTTTTAATTCTATCTAAAACTCTTTCTCTAAAATCTTCTAAGTCTAAATCTGATTTAGAAGAATTACAAGAACCGCAACAAGCAATTAAATTATTTTCATTATCACTACCTTTTTCTTTGTTATAATTACTATGGTATTGACTATTACTGCCACGTCTTTTTGGAATAATATGGTCTATTTGAAAATTTCCGTTATGTAATTCGCATCCACAATATGCACAACATCCATTTGTTTTATTATAAAGTTTGATTTTTAATGCAACTTTATCTTTTGATGTTATACTCATTTGATATTAATTAACTAATTAGTAAAATTTGTTTTCAATAATTCATTTATTCTTTGTAATTCAGAATCTATAAAATTATTCTTACCTTTCATTTTTCTAGATAATTCAGATTCAGGAATCTTGGCATTTAATGATAACCATCTTTGTGTTCTACCATCTAATGCAGTTTTAATTTCTTCAGGAAGGTTTTTTTCTTTTTTCATTTTTTAATTTTTGTGTGTCGCAAACATAAATACAAATAAATTAATAAACAAATTTATTTATTTATTAAAAAAAGTTGTGGATTAAGAATGTTTTATCTTATCTTTGTGTAACAATGAATGAGAACAGAGATAACATATATTTATTGCTAAAGTTACTTGGATATATGGAGGTTAATAGTAATGGAATTATTACTCATTGGATGTGGGATTACCAATTAAACAAACCAATAAAAATAAAATAAAATGAGTGCATTTAGGAAAGAAATTAAACATGAAACTGAAATTATTAGTATTACCCCGTCTATTGATTTTGTAATTGGATATGATGGAACTTATGCTATTTATCCACCACAAAAGATTGAATTTCATGGCATACATGAGATAGATGAGAATGAATTAATTGAAGTTAATTTAACAAGTGTTGAAGTTATTGTATTTGGTCAAAGTATTGATATTTTACCATTTTTAAGTGGCGCACAAAGGGATGCTATTATTGATGAATTAAGTATTTTATAATGAATTCTACTATAATAAATAAGAAAAAAAGATGCTTAAATTGTGGTAAGATTGACTACCATTTTTCAAAAAAGATGTGCAAGCAATGTGCTACAGTATCTAGTACAAGTAAAAGGGTTGAAAAATATGAACTTGAACAGGGTAATGAATCAGATGAATCACTACAGAATTTAATAAATGATTTAGATGCAGTATTTAGTAGGTACATAAGGATTAAATACAGCGATAATGATGGTAATTCTGAATGCTTTACTTGTGGTAAAAAGGAACATTATACAACCTTGCAATGCGGACATTTTATACCTAGGGCAAATTTAGGTACTAGGTTTTTACAACAGAATTGCAGACCTCAATGTAAAACCTGCAATGAGTATAAAGACGGTAATATTGAAGAATACACAATACGATTAGAAAAAGAAAACAATGGCATCACAGATTGGTTAGCTGAACAATCAAGGCAAGTATATAAGCCTACTAGGGATGAAATCAAACAAATGCTTTTTGAATATAGACATAAATTAAATCTTGTAAAAACGAAACTAAAATGATGAAAACAACCAATCGACAAAGCTACTTAAACCTAAAAAATTGCGAAAAACATATAAAAGATTGTTATGCGCTTACTTCAAGAGGAATTTTAGAATTAAAAATGAGTGAGTTTAACCAATTATTAAATAAAATGATGATATCGGTTGATATATTAACAACTCAGTTTAATTTATTATATCCCGAAAGGGCTAAAAGTAAAGTTTTTGATGCTTCTAAATTTGAACAAATACATAGTTTATTTAAAGATTATTTTGAAGGATTTAATAATAAAACTAGAAAAGAACCATTTGTTATTTACAGACAATGCTTTAGTTATTTATGCAGGAAACATATTGGAATGAGTTTAGCAACTATTGGTAATTTTTTAAACAATCAAGACCATACTACTATTATACATAGTGTTCGTACTGTAGAAAAAGAAATTTCATTGAAAAACTTAAACTATACTGAAATAATTGACTTTATTGAATCAAAAATAAAATAACCACTATGATACAAGTAATGACACAACATGGTTTTGATGATGAATTACAGCATGACTATAATTTGTTTGAATTAGAAGACAAGCATTTTCTATATTATTCATGTAATAGAGATTGGATAGAAGGGCTTCGAGGTGAACTATGTGCTGAAGCTAAAGAACGTGAAAACGATATTAAATTTAAGATAGGTGAAACTAAATTTGTTTTAGACTATTCAGAAGCAGAACAACTATTAATTCTTTTACTGCATCTTAATAAAGACAAAATAGAGATAAGAGATTCTAAAGCAATAAAGTCTATATAATGAAGTACAGCAGTTCATTTTATTACGATTTAGAGTTTGGTGAAATATCTGAAAAGTGGGTTAAAGAATTATTTGATGGTGGATATAAAGTTGAAGTAAAAAGTGATAGAATTGCTAATAAAACAGGAAATATATACATAGAAGTTTATCACAAAGAAAACCCATCAGGAATTTCAACAACTATATCAGATTATTGGATTTATCGTTTAAGCAATAATGATACTGCAATAATTGTTTCAACTAAAAGACTAAAAGAATTAGTTAAATTGTTTTACAAAGGAAAATTTACAAAAGGTGGTGATAATAATACTTCATTAGGAGTGCTTATACCTATAAAAGAAATACTATGAATATAAAAAACATTATAGAATCATATGCAGCTTATATAAATCCAACTGAAGAACAAAAAGAAATAGCTGAAAAAAGGTTAGAGATATGTTTTAGTTGCGACCAATGGGTAAATGGAACTATTAGGGATTATTGTAAACAATGTGGTTGCACAACCAAAATAAAAGTATTTGCTAAAATAGAAAATGGTTGTCCACTCCATAAATGGACAGAATAATTATGAAAGCAGAATTACATTTTAATTTGGATGATGCAGAGGATTCAATGGCACATACAAGATGCATAAAGGCAACTGATATGGCTTTAGTGTTATGGGAGTTAGTGCATAATAGTAAGAAAACATTGGAATGGGCAATGGAATCTGATAGCATTAATAGATATGATGCATTAGATATGGTTTATAAAAGGATTGGAGAGTTATTAGAGGAACATGATGTTAATATAGATAAACTAATCAACTAGGGGACAAATTTACCCCTGTTTCTTTTAATTGTTAAAAATAACAAATTTATGAATTAAACTTATTTACTATCTACTACTTAAAACGTAGTTAATTGCAATTAATTAAACGAAAAAAATATTAGTATCAAAACATTAATAAATATCAAGTTTTGATACTAATAAAAAACTAAACATTTGACACTAATTTTAAAAAGTGTTTTTTGTTTAAATCAAATAAACTTTAGGTATTTAAACAAGATAAGATACTAATTCAGACATAAATCTGATATATAAACCTAATCAACTTGGAAATAATCCGAAATAAACTTAAAAAAATGACAGACATAACTAAATGTAAGGGATTAAATTGCCCTGTTAAAGAAAAGTGTTACCGCTTTACGGCTAAGGCTGATGAATACCAATCTTACTTTGTAGATGCACCCATTAAGGATGGTAAATGCGATATGTATTGGGGAGAGAATGCAGAAAATATATTTAATCAATTAAAAGAAATAGTAAAAGATGGCATTAAATAATAGTGTAAAGATTGGTTTGTATAATTTAGATATACCGTTAAAAGAAAGAAAAGATAAGGTAATAGTATATAATTCAATTAAGTATGCATCGGCTAAAACTAATATAAGTCATACAACATTAAAAAGAACAATAGCTAATAAAACACCAATATACATAGAAAGTTTGAACGGAAATTTCGCAATAAGGCACATAAAATAATGTATATTTGGTAGATAATAAAAGATAGATTTACTAAACAAATTCTTTTGACCTAATATAAAAGTGTTAGGTTTTTCTTTTTATCGTCATTTTATTAACTATATTGACGATTATTGGTTATCTTTGTTAATAAAACCATCTCATGTCTAAGAATAATGTAATCCATTCAAAGGTAACAATAGCAAGACAATATAGGGAAAAATACGGAATGGAAATGCCGACATTAAAGTTGGCTAGAATAGTATACGCAGAAAATAATTTATTATTTAGGGATGTAGAGGATGCTAGATGTAGATTAAGGGCTATTGAAGGTAAAACAGGTAAACAAGGTAATGCAATAGTTACTCATCCGTATCCTGAAAGACCTAAAAATCCTTATAACATACCTGCATCAGACGAAACAGAATTTGAGCCATATACAATTAAAGGGCATAAAAAAATAGCAGTATTTTCAGACATTCATGTACCTTATCATAATATTCCTTCATTAACTGCTGCATTAGATTTTTGTAAAAAAGAAAAGCCTGATGCATTATTATTAATGGGTGATACTATTGATTGTCATAGGCTTTCAAGATTTATTAAAGACCCTAAAAAAAGAAATTTTGCATTAGAATTAGATACTTTTCGTGCATTATTTGATGTATTTGAAAAAGAATTAGGTTGTAAAATTTATTTTAAAATAGGTAACCACGAAGAACGATACGAACATTTTTTGCAAGAAAAAGCTAGCGAATTAGTAGGAATAGAAGAATTTACTTTTGAAAATATTATTAAAGCTAGGGCAAAAGGAATAGAAATTATAGGTGATAAACGACCAATGAAATTAAATAATCTTTGGGCAATTCATGGGCATGAGTATGTAGGAGGTATTACTGCGCCTGTAAATCCTGCTAGGGGATTGTTTCTAAAAGCAAAAGTATCTTGTATACAAGGGCATAATCATCAGACTTCAGAACATACTGAACCAACACTATCAGGAAAAATGGTTACTACTTGGAGTTTAGGTTGTATGAGTGAGTTACATCCTGCATATATGCCTTTAAACAAATGGAATCATGGTTTTGGTATTGTCGATTTAGATGATAATGGAGAAGATTTTGAATTTAGAAATAAACGTATTTTTAACGGAAAAATTTTATAATGGCATATGTTTATCGTCATATTAGATTAGATAAAAATGAACCATTTTATATTGGAATAAGCAATAAAAATACTTCAAATTATGAAAGGGCTTATTCTAGTCACAACAAAACAAGAAATAGACATTGGGTAAATATTTATAATAGCACACAAATAGAAGTAGAAATATTATTTGAAAATGTTTCTTATGATTTTGCAAAGAAAAAAGAAATTGAATTTATAGCAATTCATAAAAAAATTTCAGATGGAGGTACTCTCGTTAATTTAACAGATGGTGGAGATGGTGTTTTAGGATTAAAAAATCCAAAATTATCAGAAAGAAATAAATTAGGCATTTGGAAAGGGAAAAAACATACTGAAGAAACAAAAAAAATAATGTCATTTAAAAACAAAGGAAGAATTATATCTGAATATGCTAAAAAATGTGCTAGCGAAAGAAATAAAATAATATATAAAGGAGTTAATAATCCTAAATATAGGGGAATAGTTTATGTTTATAATTTAGATAAAATATTATATGAAGCTACATTCCCAATAGATGCAGCTAATTATTCCGGATTATCAGTTCAATATGTAGATAAATGTTTATGTACTAATACAAATGGGTATAAAGGTTTTTATTTTACTAGAAATATTAATGAAATACCTGAATCTATAAGAAATAATAAATAATTTAGTACTATGAGTAAAACTTTAGATGCAGTCATTAAAGACATGAGAGATAGAGAATCATTAGGACTTAAAAAATACGGATGCACAGTAGATAGGGAAGATTTAAACATGATAGATTGGTTACAACACGCATACGAAGAAACTTTAGACAAAGCATTATATTTAAAATCAGCAATTAGAAATTATGATTCCTCCAAAAAAATTCTATAAACTAACCAAGATAGAACAAGTGCAATATGCTGTAAAAGAAATGAATGATGCTTTTTTGGTATACGAACAATGGAAAAAAATATCTCAGGAAGCTAGAAATAATAAGATATTTGAACCACAAGAAATTGATAGACCTGACCTTGCAATACTAAAGTCTTGAATACAGTAAAAGAAATAATACACAGAAAATTAGGCAAACAAAAAGCGCATGGGTTAGCTTATTGCGAATCAGGAGTTATACATATAGACTCTAGAATTAATGGCGAAAGGCATCTTGAAGTCTTAATTCATGAAATTACACATATCCAAAATCCACGTTGGAGTGAAATCAAAGTAGAAGGACACGCAAAAGAAATGGCAAAGTTACTTTGGGAACAAGGTTATCGCAGGACAATTTAATGCACACTAACAAAATTTATGTTATTGTGCAAATCTCCGAAGTAAATCACCGCCAATCAATGTAAAATTCATGCAAATCTCGTAACATATTTACATAGTTATTTGTCAAAATTTTTCGCAAATAAGTGACATATTTGCGACAATAAAGTGATAAGATTTATTAATCAAAAATAGCTTTATTACTATAGTTTTGGCTGAGTATAGATTTTTAAACTCAGCCAAAACGTACCTTTTATGGTATAAAAAATACTAAATCGTAAAGTATATACCTTATAAGGTGTAAAATTGACAAGTACGTTATTTCCGACATTAACGGCTTATTTGCGCCATATATCGGACATATCCAACATTATTTAAGTAGTAATACTACCTAAATCAAACTATTTATCAACTTCTATATTATATATAGGTGCTAATCCTCTCTTTATTTTACCACATTTACGGCATCTCCAATCAGCAAAAGTTCCATACTTATATATACATCTCCATCTATGATGGCAAAAAATCTGCTTTAACCAATTCATATACATAATTAAATAGTTTTAAAAGTATTAACATAAATTGGTGTTTGTTCTCCAACATAGGCGGAAAACGTATTAAATTCAAGAAATTCCCATGCATCTTCTTCGGTTAATATTTCAGGAAGTGCTGATTGTATTGCAAGTTTAACCATAATTTCTTTACTATAAACTAATTGTCCGTTGTCTGTTAAACCTAAAATAGCTTTATCGTACCCATCAAGGTTTCCATCAAATCCATCGGGTTTTAATGCTAAACAATCTTTTGCTGTTTCTAAAATTAATTGTAAATCCATATGTTGTTTTTTATTATGTTCTAGCCAATATTTTTGTTCTTGAAGACTTAATCCTTTTGGAATAACATTTAAGTCATTTAGTTTTTTCATTTTACAATTCCTTTATATTTAAGCCATTTTTGTCTTATTTCTTCATCTGATTTTAATTTTAATAAATTCCATTCTTTAGCTTTTAAGAATTCTGAAGGCTTATCTGATTTTGGATATTTTGTAAAATCTTCTATAATAAAAAAATCAATTTTTGAAAAATCATATTCATCATTTGTTTTTTTAATTTTTATTTCAGGTGTTTTTATTGTTTTTTTTACATTAATAGAATTTATTAAAACTTTAATCTTCTCCCTGTGATTTTTTTGACGGCATTTATTTGAACAAAAAATAGCTTTATTATGCTTTTCTTCAAAGTTGGTTTTACAAGTTATACATTTTTTCATATCGTTACGTTACGTTAAGACACAAATATACATATCGTTACGTTACGAAACAAACATATTTTAGTTACAACTCTACATAAACACCCACATTACCTCCCACCTACCCATAACTACCCTAATAACACCAAATCCCCGTACAAACAGACAAACCATAAAACCACCCCAAATCACCCCTATAAAAACACAAGGCATACAATCACCCTACTTTAAAAAGATATGGCAAGGAAGCCTACTTAGAATCGCATATATATAACCTATCGCCTATCCCATCTGTCTAAGCACCCCACCCCACCCCAAAACCAAAAGTGAAATCGAAATCTAGGCATAGCCCTATCGCCCAATTCCTAGTTCCCCTTTGGGCTGCCGCCCCCCACGTTTATTGCGTGACACCCCCAAGACACCTAGCTGTTATTTTTGTTAAATAGGATTGGGATTTTATTTTGGTATGTTTTTTTTATTTTTTACAGGGTGGTTTTGTGATTTGCGAATTGCGAATTAAAAGGTTTTTTGTGATTTATGGATTTGTTGTATCTTTAGGAATTAAAATTTGTTTATGGCAATGATGATGCATGAAAGTTTACATAAAAAAATTGAGAAGGCTAAGAGTAAGCATATGATGAAGAGGGCAGATGGTTCAAGTTCTCCTCGTGGATTATGGGATAATATTCGTGCCAATAAAGGAAGTGGTAAAGAGCCAACTGCTGAAATGTTGAAACAAGAAAAAAAGATTAAGGCACAAGAAAAAATGTAATTTATGTCGGAAGCTTGGGAAAGAAAAGAAGGAAAAAATCCTTCAGGTGGCTTAAACCAAAAAGGTCGTGATTCATATAATCATTCTCATGGAGGTCATTTAAAAGCACCTGTTAAAAGCGGAGTTAATCCTCGTAGAGTTTCTTTTGCAGCTAGATTTTCAGGTATGGTAGGTGCTATGAAAAAACCTAATGGTGAACCAACAAGGAAAGCATTAGCTTTAAAAGCATGGGGATTCGGAAGTATTGTAGCTGCTCGTAACTTTGCAAATGCACATAAAAAATCTTAAAATATTAAAAAAAAATAATTATGGGAATGTTAATGGATAACGAAGCAGATGAAACTTTACAACAAAAGATTGAGAAAGTTAAGGCGAAAAAAACTATGGTTAAGACTGAAACAGGTAAGACTTCGACTCCTGAAAAAGCGGCTAGTGATAAACGTGACTTTGAAATGGGTATGCAGAAGCAATGGGAGTCTAGGGGTAAAGAAGATTTAAAAAATAGAATTGACAAGGCTAAAAAACTTCAAATGATTGATAGGGCATCTAAGAAAACTAAAATGCTTATGGATGCAAAAGCCAAAGGCACAGCGATGCTTGACGAAGACGAAGAAGATAGCGATATGGCATAGTCATAATGTTTTGTTAAAATAGTATTTAACTTTTTTTATTGTAATTTATTTTAGGTCTATTTGCCTAAATGATTATTATGAAAAAAGTTATTTGCGTTTTTAGGATAATGTATTTTATCCTTTGCTGCATTGTATTATCACCATTAATAATTTATTCACTAACTAAAAAAAAATAAACCATGGACAGTTTTTTTAATTTAACATCAGAAATAGAAAAAGAGTTAGCAATTGTTGCAGACAGAGTAGATACAATGTGTGTCTTTTGGGATGCACTTGTTTCAGAAAATGAAATAGTTTATATGGATGATAAGCTAAGACTAGAGTCTAAAAAAATTTACGAATCTATTATTAAATTTCAAAAATTATTAGAATGCATATAGATGAACAATTAAATTATGGAAATGATATATTTAAATCGATATCAGATGCTGTTTCTTTAGAAGATTATAAACTTGCTAACTCAATCATTCAAAATACACAACCACCTAAAGAATGGGTAAAAGAATATAAGTCTTTAATAAAAGAAGGCGATACCTATAAGACTATTAAGATTGAATTGCTTGAAGCTATTGCCAAAAAAATATATGGTTATTGGGGGATTGACAAAATAGACAAACCAATAATTATATCTGACAAATCAGGTAAGGTTTGTATCACAGTAAAAGCATCATTAATAATCAGACATTTGGATGGCATCAATCATATCTTCTACGAAGGACTTGCTTCAGAAGTAGCATCAAGCATAGCACTTATGCCATTGGTTACAGGAAAGGTTATAGCATCTTGTAAGAAGGCTTGCTTTAAACAGATAGGAGACTTATTTGGTAGGTCGTTATCTAGGGGATTTGATGAAGGTGAATTGCCTGAAATGCAGATAGAAAACGAATCACCTGATAGAAAGTTATCAAGACTAATATCATTGATTAGCGATTGCCAAACAGAAGATGAATTAAAGTCTTATAAGATAATTGCTGCAACTAATGAACTAACTAAGAAACAATACGAATTAAAACTAAAACAAATTAAACCATGACAAATTGGAACGGAATCAAAATCAGATGTTCTGCATTAGGTTCTTTGCTTACTCAGCCACAATCTAAGGCTGCAAAGGATGCCGGTGAACTTAGTGAAACAACTAAATCATACCTAGTATCTGTCTACATTGAACATAAGTATGGCAGGAAAAAAGATATACAATCTAAGTATTTAGAGAAAGGAAAGTTAGCTGAAGAAGATTCAATAGACTTGCTAAGTAAATACGAGAAAGAATTTTTACAGAAGAACGAAGATTGGCTACAAAACGATTACATTAGCGGCACTCCTGATATTTTTAGAGGTAAAACAATCCATACAGCAACAGAGATTATAGACATTAAAACATCTTGGAATCTAGAGACTTTCCTATCTAATGTAGCCAAGCCCTTAAATCCGCATTATGTTGCCCAATTAAACGGCTATATGGCTTTATCGGGTGCTAATACTGCTTGGATATGCTACTGCCTCACATCAGCCCCTAATAGCCTCGTAGAAGACGAAAAAAGAAAGTTATTATATAGGATGAATGTTGTATCAGACGAATCTCCTGAATATAAATTAGCTTCATTAGAATTAGATAATGACATGATATTTGAAGACATTCCAATTAATGAAAGAATATTAAAGTTTCGAGTTGATAGGGATGATGAAATGATTGAAAACATATACCAAAAAATAAGAAAAGCTAGAGAGTTTTTAGCTGATTTTGAACATAGACATATGGATTTTAACAGGTAATTAACAATTTAATTTAAAAATTATTAAATCTCACCCTAAAAAGTGGGATTTTTTTATTATAAGTATTTTAAGTATATTTGAGTAAAATAAGTATATATGCCACAGGTAAGCGGAACAGTTACACAATTAATAAAGGATGAAATAAAACTAATCCAAGAAAAAGAAAAAAGAAGTGAATCACAAGTAATTTCAATATTACTAGAAAGAGCAATTAAAGAACGAAATAGAAAAAAAATAAAATGTTAAAAAAGGTAGTATTTAATATTAATCCACAAACAAATATAAGAACTACTCAAAATGATAGAATATTCTTTAGAATACCAAGACAACATTTGCGACCATCAGGATTAAAAAGATTACTTAGAATAGAAAGATATAATAATTATAAACTTTCTCTTTCTGCAATAGCTAAATCTAAAAAGTTTACACCACCTGAACAAGGAGGACATTTAATATTTTATATAAATGTTCCTAAATCATGGAGAAAAAAGAAAAAAGAATTAATGCATTTAAGATTACATCAATCAAGACCTGATTGGGATAATTTAGCTAAAGGTTTTTTTGATGCCCTAATGGTAGAAGATAAAGAAATAGCAGATGTAAGAGTAACTAAAAAATGGGTTAATGCAGAAAATGGTTGGATAGAGTTTATTTTTAATATACCTGATTTTTCTAGTAAAGACAATCTAATATGAGTAATATTTATATACTGCATCCTAAAAATATGCAATGGCAAAGGAATATGGGAGGTATATATAAGATAACATTTGGTAATAAATATTATATAGGTAAAACAGAATTACTTAATAGAAGATTGTTTGAACATGAATTATGTATAAAGAAATCATTTGAATATTATAAACATGGGTTAAAATATAGTGAATATGGAATGTATAAAAATTTAATTAAATATTTAATTGATAATCCAAAGATAAAAATTGGTTATATAGAATTAATCCAACCATGTTCAAACACTAAACAAATGGATTATTATGAAAGTGAAATATTATTTAATTTAAGGTATAATGATGATTGTTTAAATGTAGGTAAATATAATATCCGTATGAATAGAAAGATTGGTGCAGAATTGCCTTCTTGCAAGATTTATGAACAATATAGGTGGTTTTATAATCCTAAGTTAAATGTTGAGATATTTGAATTAGATGATATTACATTGTCAGGTACTCCTAAAAAGATTAATTCTAAGGTGAGTATGCTTAATGAGAAAAGAGGTATACTACAAC